GCCATCCGAATCATGGGGTGAGGCCGAGCGCAGTCTCCTCAAGGCGGTGAACCGCTGGCGCGACCTGGATAGCGACGCCTGCCATGCTGCATTGCTGACTCAGAAGAAGCTTGGATTCAAGAAAGGACCGCTGGCCACGTTTAAATGGCTCCTGAGAGCGTCGAGCGATCGCCCCACCTACGAATCCATGTCGGACGCTCCGCGCGACTGTACCCCCATCCAAAACGCTCTAGAGCGATTCCATGACAAGGTGAAGCAGGTAGCCCCGCAACTCTGGGCGCATTTCGTAGTCGGCGCGACGTCGTTAGAGGTGCGCTACGCCTCCTCCCTCGACGGTCTCAAGCGCGGTGCTACCCAGTCGGTCGCCATGTGCTACGCCGATGCGGACTTCTGCGCCTGGGCAGAAAAAAGACTCGCCGAAAACATCGGCTGGTGCTAGGCTGTATCACTTAGCAACAGGAGATGTTATGTCGTACGAATATGTTACACCGGCGCAACTCTTGAGCGATCCTGCAATTCCCTTGACTAAGGGGAATCTGCGACAGCTCTTGGCCGACCGTAAAAACAATGGACTCGACCTATGCGTGCGCCGTGTCGGGAAGTTGATTTGGATTCGTAAAGATCTTTTTATAGATTGGGTGGAGCAGCATGGCGAAGCTAAATAAACTCCCTGGCGACTCCAAGCAGGGTAAAGAGTGCGAAGACTCCATTCTGGGCGCGTGCCTGTCCTCGCGCCCACGACTGGAGGAGGTATTCAGCCGCGCCAAGCGCACCTGGTTCCTATGGCCGGAGAACCAGGCACTATTTGATGCGCTCAAATCGTTCTACACTAATAGGCATTACCCCTCCCCCCGCGCGGTCTTCGAGCACCTACAGCGGGAGGCCAATGCCAAGGCTGCTGGCGGTTTTGAACGTCTTCATAGTCTTGATGCTAACTACCGCAAGCTGCCCGTAGGCGATGCTCTTGATGCACTATCACGCCTATACTGCCGTCGGTCTCTTGTCCTCATGTCGAATGGTGTTCTCAAGGCGATCAGCTCCGACGAGCATGAGGATAACATTCTTGACGAGGTTCACGAGCAACTAGCTGGGCTGACAGGTGGCACCGAGCAGCTGCGGCTCAAGACCCTCACCGATATCCTTGGCGACGCAGAAGCTTTTGACGCATCCTTGACCGAACGAAGGGAAAACGCCGAGCGTGGCATCACGGCCATGCACGGCCCGACCACGGGTTTTAACAGTTTTGACGGCTACCTCCTTGGTCTTCAACCTAAAGATCTTGTAGTGATTGGGGCGATGCCTGGAACCGGAAAATCCGAGCTTTTATGCCAGTGGATGGCTCGTGGTGCTATCAGGGGAGTCAAAAGTATTTATGTCAGCCTAGAAATGTCCGATGTGAAGCTTGCTACCAGGATCATCGGCATTCTCTCTTCCGTGCACCCAGCCAAGATAGGGTCGGGCAAGTTTACCAAGGAAGAGCAGACTCGCATCATGGAGAACTACGCCAAGGCGAGGGCGTTTGAGAGCAACTGCATGATCCTTGACGCTGGGCGCATCAGCCTCGCCTCTTTACGTCATAAGGCTTTGCAGCTCATGGCGCAGGATAGGCTCGACGTGATCTATCTCGACTATGTGCAGAAGCTCGTCGCGCCCATGGGCACCAAGAACTACTACGAAGCTGTCAGCGAGAACTCGCAGGGACTCAAAGCACTAGCCAAGGAGCTCGACATCTGCGTCGTCAGTGCAGCTCAGATGTCGAGACCCGACAGGAGTATCACGGATATCAACAAGACGGAACCACAGATATGGCACCTTCGTGAGTCCGGCTATCTAGAGCAGGATGCGGACGTCATTATTCTTCCATGGCGTAAGGAATATTTCGATCCTAGTATTGAGCCTGGATACACCAGGTATTTAATCAAAAAAAATCGAGACAGGGAAACGGGACAAATAATTGCATATTACAACAAAGAAACAGCCGACATCACCGAAGTGCCGACTACGATTGAGGATCATATGAATGAAATAAACAAATCGCAGGCGGATGCAGAAGCCTTTGACCGACAGTTGAGAGGATTACATGAAGACTAAAGATATATGGGTGGTGGAATACAATATTGGAAACGAAGATGCTGAAGTACTCGCGCGATGGCATATGTCCACCTTGGCTCGACACATTCAGCATGTACATGCCGAGATGTCGTGGCCCCCAAGGACCAGCCACTGGGTCATTCTGGGTGCCTATTCCAGCTATGACGAAGCAAGCAGAGCCATGGAAGCCCTTCAACTCCATTATCACAGAGAGACGTATGAACCATACCTCCGCCGAAAAACCGAGCGCCAAACAGATGGCTGTGATGGCGACCGTCCTGGCTACGCTACATAAAGACGTCGATGATGCGCGCTTTATGGCGCAGGCCATAGATGACCTTCCTGGCGACTGGGGAAAGGTTCAACACATCATCCGCACGATTCCCGATGGTTCGGACGGATGGGAGCATCTAGAAAGGCAGCTACCAACGATAGGTGACGACTGGTTCGCGACATTTCAAGCTTGTACCGAGCTGATTGGGCGCGAGGACATGAAGACGAAGTCCGACACGGTCCAAGACGCCATGGACAGTTGGGGCGAGCTGGACGCACGCCTGATGCGATGGCTACACTCTCTCCGACATGGTCCAATCGGAGTCGGCGGCTAACGCCTAGCGCCCTGGCGGGAATACCGGCATAGGGTCGGCACATCGTGTGCCTCGCTGGCTGCGCTTTTCCTGCTTCAACACAGACCGCCGTTAGCTTACGCCTTCGGTCTTCCGTCTGCTCCACAAGCTCTTCCCGCGCTCCTCGCGGTGTTCAAAATATTACGCGCGGCATTCACATCCCGATCATGCACCGCCCCACAGCTTGGGCATCTCCATGCTCGCTCGCTTAAGCTTAGCTCATCTAGCTTGTGCCCGCAGCATGAGCATGTCTTGCTTGTCGGCTCGAACCGTCCAATTACCACAAGATCACGCCTATACCAGGCACACTTATATTCGAGTTGCCGCCGAAACTCATACCACCCTGCGTCACCGATGCTCTGCGCGAGTTTTCCATTGGCCATCATGCCGGACACCGAGAGGTCCTCAATCGCTATGAGCCGGTGTCGGCGTACGATCGAGGTACTTGTCTGGTGCAGGAAGTCGCGCCGCTGTCGGGCTATCCGAACCTGGGTTTTTCCGAGCTTCTTACGCGCTTTTTGTCTGTTCTTTGATCCTTTTTTCTTCCGGCACATATGACGAGCTAGCTTTTTAATCTTGGCTCGTCCGTTGCGATACGGTCGAAGGGGCTTGATCTTGTCGCCGTCGCTGGTGGTGACAAAATCGGTTAGTCCTAGGTCTAGACCTATTTCTTGGCAGCTCGGCGGTGCGTCTACTGTGCACTTACAGTCGACTTGTAGCGATGCGTACCATGAGCCGTCGGCCTCCTGGGAAACCGTCACGCTGTTTGGCATCGCTGGAACTGACTTAGACCATACGACGCGCATAGGGCCGAGTCGTGGAAGGACGAGTTTTTGACCATCGATGAAGATCTTATCTCCACGGCGCTTGTCCATCTGGTAAGAGGACGACCTCTTGGACCGACGGCTCTTTCGGCGGGGATATCGAGCCAGTTTTTTGAAGAATCGTCCGTATGCCTCGTCGAGTGCCCAGAGGGAGTTAACAAGGACGGTCGAGCTAGCGCCCTGAAGGAAAGATAGTGAGTCCTTGGTCTTCGTAAGTAGGCGGCTAAGCTCGGCCGTCGAAAAGTGTTTGCCTGATTCGGCGTAGTGTTCACGTCGCCGGTCAATACCCCAATTATATACGTACCTAGCACATCCAATATCCTTGGAGAGTTGCCGCCGCTGTCTTAAGTTGGGATAGATTCTAAATTTAAATGCTTTCATCATGGACTCACTATGATATCATCATACCACACGCCGCCGCATGTTTCAAGCCCTTTCCGCCTCTCTGCTTCGCAACCGAGGCTTGGGGGTCGCCCGCATCCGTGCGGGCTTCAGAGGAGACCGATGGGACAGTATGACAAGGACATTCAGGAGATAGCCGAGGGGATGATGCACCGCTTTGTCGGCCTCACGGCCTACGCCGTCGATGAGATCGAGACGCGCGAAATTCCTCCCTCCGTGGCAGATTTAGCTATCCTAACTACCGTAAGTAATTTGTTTTTGATATCGTGTCTACGGTTGAAGCTAACACCCAGGAAGATACATATCATGATCGACGATATGTATGGGCGCGTTGCCGATCAGCTGAAAACGAATATCGAGGCGTTCGATCTCGTGACGAAGATGATGGACGCAGCGAAGAGGCGTAAGAATGGCGAAGAAGAATAAGGAGAAGAAGCTTAGCTATATCTGCCGTACCTGCGCGATATCGCTCGGCGGCATGTGGCCGGAAGGCCATGTAGCGACAGTCACCCCAGGAGTGTGCGACAACTGCGGCTTGTCGAATGGCCTAGCGCATGTCCATGATTGGCAGCTCGACACTGGTGGGCAGCCATATCAGCCATGGAGTTGGGAAGTAGACTAATGAACGAAAGTAAAGCCGCTTTACGTTGGGTCTGCGAAACCTGCGCCCTAGCCCTGGGCGGCGACCGACAAGCCACAATCGGAGCCACCGCCCATATGGGCGACTGTGACAAGTGTGGCACGCACCGCCTTTTGCTCACAGTCTGGGACTGGGGCCTAGGGGCCGACGGCAAGCCTAGGAAGATCAGGTGGTACGAGAGGGACTAAATGAAGGGGAGGAACAAATATGGCGCGAAGAAGGCCACTAGAGGCGGCAGGACATACGACAGTCAGGCCGAAAGAGCGTACAGTGACCTGTTACGGCTACGTCAGAAGGCTGGCGAGGTCGCGTTTTGGCTCGAACAGGTTCCACTCAGGCTGCAAGGTGGGACGGTCTACCGGCTCGATTTCCTCGTCTTTGAGCGAGGAGAGGGCGACGTGTTCGAACTCCGATGGGTCGATGTAAAGTCACCGGCGACGGCGAAGGAATCCACTTTCCGTGTAAAAAAAAGAGAGATTGAAGCGCTCTATGGCATTACGATAGAATGTCTTGACAAGCACGGCAGAGAGGTCAAATGATTATTTATCACGTCACATGCTCGTACGAGGTTGACCGCGGCGTGCGCCATCCCGAGTGGTACAGCAGCAAGGAGATCTATCACAGCAAGCAGGAGGCTGGCGCTGCCATGCGGGCGCACATGCGCAAGCATAATAGGCATGTCCACCCAGACAAGCTTAAGTGGCTGTACCAGATGCGTAGCATCGACATCGACAAGGTGACTGACTGGGAACGGCTTTTTCCCGTCCATGAGACAAAAAAGGGCGTGATGATCAAGTCGTAGTTGCCCTATATGACACGTTATGCTAAAGTGTAATCATCCTAAAGCCCAAAAGGGAGAAACGTATGAAAGACATTCACCATCATCAACGCGGCCTCTACTACGAGCCTGACTCCTATCTACAGGATGATGGATTCTTTTCCTGGGTAGGCCGCACGTCCGACGACTGGGACGAGGGCAAGACACCCGTCAACCCAGACATCTGCACCCATTGTAAAAAGCCCTACAACGACAAAGGTTGGTGCCAGTGCAAGGAGTTTCTGCGCTGCCCTCAATGCTTTGTGTTCTACGGGGAAACAGGGAGGTGTGACTGTGACCAAGATCAATGACAGCATGCGACGTATGATGTGGACCAGCTATTTCGACTGGCTCACACCCGAGCAAAGACAAGAAAGACAAGAACTACTGAACTACCTAGAAAGCCAACATGGAGAAACAAATGGAAAGCGCAACGATGACACACAGCGACGAGATCGGAGAGATCGCAAAAGCCCTCTGCTTGGCACAGGTGGCCTTCCCCACCATCCCAAAAACTCGTAAGGCTAGGTTGCCTAACGGTGTCGAATACCACTATTGTGACATCACGGACATGTTCAAGGTAATCATGCCGATCCTGTCTAAGCATGGCTTATGTCTGCTACAGAGCGCGGAGCGTGTCGCTGGGACCTCCTACATGTCGTCGATGGTCGTTCATGCGGAGTCAGGGCAATGGATCAAGTCACTGGTTCCTATGATTGTTCTGGGCAAGCCTAAGCGTGGCGGTGGCTTCTCTGAGGACAAGGACATGCAGTGTGTAGGGACGGCAAGTACCTATGCAAAAAGATACGGCATGGCCCAGCTTCTAGGGCTTGTAACCGACGAGGACCATGACGGAAGCCTCGAACCTGAACCAGTGCAAGCACAGCCTGCAAAGGCTCCGCCTCCTTCCGCTGGCGCTCACCCTAAGTACGATAACGATGAATCTATACCCTTCTAGGAGATACCAATGACTGTAGAAATTGTGGAATACATACCCATCACTGACAAGCCGTCGGTGGTGGCCACCATCGCCTTCTATCTGCCTAAGATGAAAGTGACCCTGCGCGGCTGGAAAGTCATCCGCACCAAAGCAGGAGGGTTCTTTGTGGCTCCTCCTAGCTGCAAAGACGCCGAGGATCAATGGGTCAAGACGGTAGAGTTCGATGGAAAGCTACAGAACAGGCTTGCTGATGAGCTCCTAGAGGCTGTCGGCCCCTACTTGCAGAAGCAACCGCCTGAGACCAACGAGATCCCGGACGCTCCAGTAGAAGGAATTCCCTTCTGATGGAAGTTCCCACCTGGTTAGTTGGAGTGCTGTTCGGAATCTGCGTCGCCATGGCGCAGGTTTCGCACGGTGTTGGATCAGTGGCGTGGCTGCTGCTGGGTGGTCTCGTCTTGAGCGTACTATGGGTGAAATGATGAAAAAACATGATCTTTATGAGCTCCAGATGCAGCTAGAGGCCGACAGGCGCAGGGTCGACCCATGCCCGTGGATGGGATATGCTGTAATGGCATTAATTTTTGTTATTTTCATGCTTTCCGTGGCTACTCTCTACGCTGCGGATCGCATGTGCTACGGGTGTGGCGCGTGGTATGATGCCAAAGAGCATTACGATTGCCCCGCCTGTAACCCGCCAATAGATATGGAAGGATAGTATGATACATGAACTTGCTTTAGCCTATCAGATGAGTTGTAAAGCCGCTTTACATCCGCCGGTGCCAGAAGTGAGGATGGAATACCGCGCAGGCGATCCCGACTGGGACGAGTCCTGGGATGATGACGAGCTAGAGGGCGGCGCGTACCTGGACAGCTCCTACGCTGGCAGGACAGCAGACACGAGGTGCCGCGATGAATAGTTGGCCACTCACGTGGGCATACCGCCCGACCGATGAGCATCTAGACTGGGCCGAGAAGGTCTGGAACGCGCAGATCATCAAGATCGAGAAGGAAGATGACCTATACGTTACACACATGCTACCCCAAGCCAAAGAGTGCAGAGAGCCGTTGGGTGAGCGTTACGAGGTCGTGCTTGACCATGATCCTAGCCAAGATGAGCTCGAACGGATCGCAAAGGAACAGCGTGCCGCCCTCCTATCTTGGGAGCCTGTAGGCTCCTGGGTCTATGTGCAGCTACGTAAAACGGACAAGTAGTTGGTGGGGAGGATGATGAACACAGGGTTCAGGTTTGGTGTCCTCCCCTCCTTTACAGAATAGGACAGCAGTGAGCGTTGTCTTCCTTTTCATTCCCTGTGGATGCGGATGTGGTCGTATCGTGCACACCATGATCCTCTGGCTCCTGCGCCTCTGACGCAGGCCTGCCTATGTGCCATGGGTGATTCGGTGCCCGATACAATGCCTCCTCGTTGTTGACATGGATATGTATGCGGCCCGTAGGGGCTATGTGATCTCCGTTCATTGTCTACGCTTGCGAGCCTCCCTAACACGCTGTTTGAAACGTTTGTCGCGGAATGTAGATTCGACGCAGTAGTCGGTGCGCCTGGTGTCGTTGTCCCATACGCCCTTCTGCCAGCCTGGGCTGTTGGCCATGAGGCGGTCAACATCGCGCAAGACCTGCCACGTCGTCCAGATTGATTTGTATGGCGATAAGTTAGCCATTGTCGATGTCTAGATCGATGCCTAGATGATCCTCGACCACCTGCTCGACCAGCTCCCTGACAGGGCCGTCCTGTTCTTTAGATCGGCCCTCCTTGGCCTCCCATAGCTCCAGGGATAACACACCTGCCCCCGCGATGAATATCAGGATCAGGATAACACCCGTGAATATCTCTCTTAGCACCATGGCCGCCTCCGTGCGGTTGTAGCCAGATACTCGGGTTATACTAGATTGGGCATATTAATTGTCATGCATAGGATTGGCCGTATTTTGTGCATGATACGGCTATCATGTACACAATACGGCCAGACATGTGTCCGAATTGTCCGTATTTCGGACATTCCTATGACAGGTGCTTTACTTTTTTTTGGGCTTCTTCGACTTGCCTGCCTTGGTGAGGCTAGCGGCTACTGCCTGCTTTTGGCTGTAGCCTGCTTTCTTCATCTCTCGGATGTTCTTGCTTACGATTTTTTTTGATTTACAAGGTAAGAAGGGATTGCCCTCGACGGAATATGTTGGCGCTATAGATTTGAACGGCTGCGTCATACCTTGCGCCGTTCTCGACGGCAAACGACTCATTTCACAAAGTGGAATGCAGACAGCCTTCGGCAAAAGCAAAACGGGTAGGCGAGGTCGGGTTTCCAAGGCTGTTCAGATTTTTGAAGAGTCCGAGGGTCGCCAACTGCCAAACATCCTGCGTTTTGATTGCTTCATGCCTTTGATTAACAGAGAGTTGGTTGATAAGTTTGAGCGGAATTTGTTTATTTTATGGATAAGGCGTGTCCAAATAATCAAATGACACTCGATATTTAGTTGCCGCACACTTGGCGGGGTCGATTTTGGACCTCGCCAATTTTTAAGTTTTCGTTAACTCCTCAAGCGTGCAGCGTGGCAGCACCCTGGATGAGCACACAGCCCACTTGCTCAAGCTCATCGCTTGTGATGTTGTCGTAGGACTGGTCGATAGAGAGCACGTCCGCGTCGTCTGTAGGACGATAGGCTAGGCCTACAAGAACAAAACTGTGGTAGCCCGCTTGTTCCATAATGGGCTTGACTTTCTCGGCGATGAATTCCATGTCCACTATTCACCCTCCGGCTTACGAGCTTCGGTCATCCCAAGATCGTGAGGCTCAGAATACCAAGGCATACGCTTCACCACGGGCTTGGTGGGCTTCTCTAGCCGCTCCTCGACCATCTGACGCATGGCCCGCAGCTCGTGCGCTTGGTCCTCTAGCATGTGGAGGACATCCGCCAGCTTGGTCAATATATCGCATAGGAGTCTGTCGTCGGCCATTCTCACGTTCCCTTGTCCTCTATTGAGCCATCATGGCGTACATGCCCACTGGTGGGCTGTCTACGTTGACTAGTGGTTTAGGGTCACCGCCCGATGATGTCAACGTTCCGGTTCTGCCATTGCCTGATATGTCTAGCTCAGAGGTGGTGCCCGCGAAGAACAGCGGCCAATGCGCCCAGGGGTTAACCGGACAAAAAAATGGATTCCATTGGGCCTCCTGCATCTGTGCTGCGGTTAGCTCAGCCTCGAAGAGGAGCACGTTGCCGATGTCGCCAGACATCGCAAAGTCCGGTGTGCCGTCATAGAGTATGCCGATGGCGCACCCCGTTCCTGTGGTTGCGTCTACCGTCTGACTGTCACTTCCTTGCGCTACGGCGTTGACATCGCTTTCACCAAAATAGATGGTTCTTGTAGGCGTCGCATCATCATAGGTCATGCCCACAAAGCCCCACTGTCCCGTAGAATAGGTACTCGTGCCCTCTAGAGCGCTGGTGCCGCCATAGACCGTTCCGGCATCGTTGGGGCGTGTCTCGATGAAATCCCAGTCGATGGAGGCGCCACCGATGATTGTCTGATTAGCAGCGAGCGAGGAGGACTTAAACCAGCCGATAGCTGTGATATCAGCCGTCCCAATATTTGGCCGTGTGGCCACAGTGATATAGGAGCGCTCTGAGGCGGTGCCGAAGTCTCTTGAACCCGACGCAGTAGCCATTATGCGCTCCTGGGCAGCTCGACAGCGAAGGAAAGCAGATACATGTCGCCGCTGAGATTGTCCGCTACGCCTACGTCTCTAGACAGGCGAAAGAGCACGACATCGTTAGCGGCCCAGCCTAGATTGCTCATCGTCTCGGTCCAGGTAACTTCGGTAATGTTGTCCTGCGTAGCGTTGATAGCTACAGCTCCTGTATCCTCCTCGGTGTAGGGGCTGGACGGGTCCCAATCCTCACCACCGTTGAGAGCAAGATGGCCGAAGGTAAGGCCGATGTTTTTTGATGCTGCCGCTGTCGCGGCGGTGACGTAAGCGCGAAAGGTGACCGTTCCAGAGGTGTTGACCTCGCCAGGAACAAACAGCTTGCCGTTGGCGTACTCTTCTGTTGTGTCATCGTACGCCCTGACGAACATGTTTACGTTGGTGCCCGCTACCCTCAGGACGGGAGCAAAGTTAGTTTCTAGTGCCGCAAGGCTCTCCGCAGGAAACGAGTACTCTTTGCGGGTAGAGCCGCTGCTACTTCCACCTGTACCTGCTAAGAAAAATTGGCTCATGTGTAAATGTCCATCATGCCACCTTCGTGGATACGTGTGCGGACGCCTTCAAGATAGTCAATTAGCGCATCACTGGTCAATTGCTTGTCGTCGCCATGCTTCAGCAGGTTGCGGATGCCATGGTCGATGTCCCAAAGGGTAGCCCAAGCTTCGTCGGCTCGACATGCTCGCAGGAACGCGTCGCGGTCGCCGGTGTCGTGAGATAGGTTAAACTCTAGGGTGGCTTTATTCATCGAACACAAGGATTTGGATTTCGTTGTAGGTCGTGCTAATCATGCCGTCTTTGCGCAGATCGAATGTACCACAATAGCCCCGCATCTCGAAAGCGTGCAAGCCCTCTTGATCAGCCTTGAAGAACCCACAGACAGCAGCGTTGATGTAGTGCTGATTCTGAGAGAGAATGTTCTCCCCGCGAGTGCGCACAAGCCATGTCTCCTGGCCATTTGGGGCTATAGCGACGAGATACCATCCACAGCACATCTTCTGTGTGCCATACTCGGATACAAACTGGGTATTGGCGCTGACCGCGACACACTGCCCGTTTGCTAGCTCACACTCCACACGAGATAGCGTAGCCTGCGTGTCTAAACCCATAAAGCCCGCATGGGCTATGACTGGCACGTAGCCATCCACGCGCTCGTGGTAGATGTCATGAGCCGATGCTAATGATGATATAACCGCTGCTAATCCTATCCACCACCTAAGCATTAGTTATATCCATTGTATGGTGTATATCTGGCATCAAGGCGTATGTTACGGTTTCCAGCGGACCACGCCGAATAATAATGTGTTGTGTTGCTAGTTACGTTGTTAAAGAAGATGTAACTACCAGCATTTACAGAAAAAATTTGACCAATTCGGTTTCCGGCAGGCACTCCAATTAAGCACATGCTTTGCATTCCGGATGCCCCGGCAGAATTGCAACATGGGAATGGGATGCTTAGTTGCGCCGCTACGTTACCAGATCCATCTGTTCCACCATCGTTATCAGCTCGGTGCTTGATGGCTATTTCTCCATACCGGTTGACTGTATAGAAATAGAACTCTTGGCCCCACGCGGGAGGTGTGCCACTGTTGGGCAACCAGAATGACCCGCTGTTAGCTCCAAAATGCCCCTGTATCATGCCGAATTGCTTGGACTCATCCCACATGCCAACGTTGTAGTGGTACGAGTTACAGACTACTGTCCACTGGTCTAACGCATCTTTCACCGCCTGCAACATGCCGAGAATACAGCAGGCTTTCCCAGTATAGTCTGCCTCTGTCACGTCAGAGATGATGAAAAGACCATGAGCAACATCGGCATTGGCCGCGGATGGATCACCGATGTCGGCCGATGAGGCTGGGCTTTGGGTGAGGTTCGGCACGGCTGCGATGCCGAACACCAGGTTTTCATCTGATGCGTCTGCGAGCGCCACAAGGAACAGCGGCTTCGACGACTCCGACCATGCTCTTGAGGCAGTCGTACCGAATGTGTTGCCGTCCATGTCCGAAACATCGAAAGTCACGTCGGCTGTGATAGTATGTAATACTTTTGCACCGGCGGTAGCGTTCGATGGCATCCAAATGTATGCGGGGTTGGATGCGCTCAGGCTCGTGCCGTCACCACCAGTAATCGTGATATCTGAACCGCTCTGTATACAGCTAAGGTTGTAAGCTGTGCCGTTGACACATGCTATAGCTTGACGCGCTTGCGGAAATCCTGCGCCTGATCCATCGATCGTGACAGTTGCACCACTGCCGCTAGTCGTGATACCACCGGTTCCGGCAATGGTGAAAGCATGTCCTGAAGGCGTGGCTGCGCTGCCATCCGTTGATACGCTCTTAACCACCGTATCTTCCAAGCTCACCGCACCGCTAGATACGTCAAAGTCAGCAGCAGCGAAGCTAGCGATGCCCTTGTTGGTGTCGCTAGCGTCCTCGCCGGAGATGGTTACTGTGCTTCCTGACGAGCTAGTGTCGATGCCCTCGCCACCCGCTACCGTGAGCACGTTAGCAGCAGGAACCGCCGACATAGCGTCGTCAGTGAGGTAGCTCGTAGCCAGCGCTGTAACCTCTGTTACGTCAAAGGCTATAGTAGGGTTACCAGACACGCCATCGCCATTAGTGACGTCGATGCCTGTGCCCTCCGCAATCGTCCTCGTCGTCCATGTATTCGACGCTGTGCGCGTGGCGAGGCCAGTGGTGGCTAGACCTTCTAGAGCGGCGAGATCGTCAGCAAGCGCTAGCTCTAGATTAGGATCATTGTAGTTAACCGTGATGCCAGCAGCGGGAGGAGAAAGAATACCAACCTTGATGTTGGGTGTAGACGTTGAGCCAATCAGCAACTGTCCGTCTGTCGTCATCTTGCCCGTGACGGGTGATCCGCCGCTAAAGTCTACGTTGCTGCCGTAAACCACATCGTTGTCAAATCCGGCCATTACACTCTCACAGTTAACTACTTATGACGCAGCTCTACGGCGTTGCCTGATAAATATACTCTAGCTGGGCGTTCCAGTTAATCGTTGTCGCCGCCACGCCCGTAGCCTGCACAATGGCATTATTGCCAGAGACAACAAGGTTAAAATCTGCCGATGTCGTCTCTTCGTTGACGATCTTGTCAGGCGTTCCAACGAGCGTAGCTGTCGTGCTTCCATCGGTGCGTACAGTTCCCACAATCTGGTAGCCGTTGGCCTGCGTATTGGTCGAATCAAATGCGCACGCTAGAATGCTAAACGTGTAAACACCGTTAGTTGCTCCAGCGGTCGCACAGTCAAACGTGATAACAGCCGTAGGTGTGGCATCCGTCGTCTGTACCGTTCCGACCTGCCGGTTGGTAAGCTCTACCTTAACGGTGGCCGCCGTGGCTCCATCCGTCTGAATACCATTGGGGTTGTTATCTGTCGAAGATGCGCCGAGAAGGTCGAGAACGTTCGCCGCAGGCACGGCAGGTCCGCCAACATCAGTGACGAATGATGTTGGGATTGTGGGAGTTCCCCCACCCCCTACGGAAAGCCAATACTGCGACATGCGCTAACTCCTAGTAGTATCCGACGAAATACAGGTTTCCGGTGCCGGCCGACCCTTTAGCGTAGATCACCTGGCCCTTGCGCATCATCCAATGGCCTGAGCTGCCGCCAAATCCGCTAGCGTTAGTCTCTAGGTCCAAAATAAACGTGCCACCAGCAGGGATGAAATCCTGGTCCGTGCTGCCATCATAGCTCAAGGTCACACCAACGTTAGACGCGTTGTAGAACTTGACGACGTTAACGGCCTCCTCTGTGCCGGTGCCATTGATAGCAGCGTAGGTGCCCGTAAGGCCCGCTGTATCGTAAACCGTCATCTCGATAGCCTGTAGAAAATTTGTCTCTGCCATTTCTCTGCCCTAAGAAAAAGGAGGGGCAATGCCCCTCCATGATTAGATTTCGACTACGCGGTATAGAACGCTGACTACCAGCGTGTTGTCATCAGCGGCGTTGCCCGCAAAGTTGCTGCCCAGGTTGTCCAGAACGAGCGCTTGGTTTTCTGCGCCTGTCGCTGCAACAATGGCATCGGCTGAAGGTACTGCGTTGGTGTAGGTGCTTGCCGTAGCATCAATGAAGTTCGTGCACTCAATGGTGGTGCAAACCTGTACGCCCGATGCGTCGGTGTACTTGATGCCTAGGTTGTCTCCCACCTCGGTAAAGGCGTTGCTACCACCATAAACCAGTTTAAGCGTGGCACCCAAGAACTGAGCAACCTTGCCAGCGCCAGGAGCTGCTACAAGCGTGATTGGCGTTGTAGCAAGGGCTTTGACCTGAGTAGCTGTCAACGTAACCTCAGCTTGAGTGGGCAACACTTCAGCCAGCGATAGTGTGACGGTGCTACCAACGCTAGCCACGTCGATCTCATCGGTTGTACCAGCAACGACGATGTTGCCCGATGTGGGCGACAGCGAGTTGATCGTCGCTACCGCACCTGAATCAGAGCCAAGGAGCTGCCAGTTGGCCGACCCAGCAACTACGCTGGTGAGCTGATAAGACGCGTTATTCGTCTTATCAATCCAGAGTGTGCCGATGTCACGCTGATCTTGTGTCGTAGGCGCGCGCTCGGCCTCGACCTGTGGGGGATTGAGATTGACGCCTAGACCTGCCGTTCGGTTGGGGTCTGCGCTTGTTCTGTTAGCCATAACTTTTCCTCCTATTCAATCTTTGATTGTAATGCTTTCGGCCTTTGCCGCAAGGGTTATCCACCTAACTTTTTATAGGGAAACGGGCCCTTGGCAAGCAGTGCGTTGACGGCCGCGCCTAGCGATGGCTGCTTATTCTTCCACCACGACCCGTATTTGTTGCTACCATCTGTCTTTGCTGGTACCGCTCCCATCCTGATGATCTCGGCAACCTCGGGCGGAACCGAATCGTATTGGTAAACAGGGCCTGCGTCTCTGTCCTCGCCATGAAACCGTACAAACATCCGTTGGCTTTTGGGGTCATACTTGAAGCCGTAGACGTTAGAAGACTGTAGCCACGCCTTTGGTATGCCGCCCGCTTCCTGTGGCTCGCCCTTGGGCATCTCCTGTTCTAGGCGCTCGATGAGGCTAACAAGCGGTTGCCCTTTTAAGTACGGCTCCAGGGCCGGATCGGGAAACTGTCTCATGTACTTGACAAACGCCGAGGGGCCACGCCCAGCGAGCTCCCATAGCAGCTTTGCTGTGTCAGGTACAGGCTGGTCCGATGGAACGTCGCCCTCTTCCTGAGCCGCCCTGTTCATGAGAGCGTTGAGCACCTCGGCTGCCTTGGTCTTAACGGCTGACGACAGGTTAGCGTAGTTCGCCGCCATGTACGACGCTAGCTGACTGATCGACTGTTTGAGCTCGTTAAGCGCCACTATAGTCCGAACCTCTGGGCTATCTGTTGGAGGATGGCGATAGCCTGCTCATCGGCGTTACCGCCTTGTTGCCCACCCATCTGCTGGGGCTGTCCCATCTCAAAGCGTGCTGACTCCTGCTCTACCATCCCTTGCTGTCCTACGAGCTGGCGCATAGCCTTGACCACGTTCTGCACGCTGCGGTCCTCGTAGGGGACACCCTGCTGTTCCATGCTGTCTAGACGCTGCTTGAGGCTGCCCACCTTGGCCTTAAGACCATCATCAAGGTCAAAGAAGCTGACGCCCTCCATAGCCCGCTGGAAGTAGTTGCGACCGTCTGCCGCTGGAGCCTGTGACATGGTTTCTGATCCATCACCACCACCACCTATACCCAACAGTGATCCAATAGCGCCCATCGGCCCGGCTCCGGCCAGCGCCGCGCCGGCTGCTAACTGGACACCACCACGCAGTACACTTGCGCCTTTAGCTTCGTCTTCACGCTCTCTTACTCTAGCCTTTTCGGATGGCAATGCTGTTCCCTGTGCGGCTGCTTGCCTCTCTCTAGCCTGTTGGCTCCGCTGTCCTGGGTCGGAAGTTAGTCCCCTGAGCTGCTCCATGGCCTGCTCTAGGCCGTACCCAGACGCTACAGCGCCAGCTAAAAAGCGTTTTAGTCGTGGATCCACCTTGCTGATTTGATTCGCAGCCATGCCGATCGGAATGGCCTTGTTGAGCAACGGTGCGATCTTGGATAGTAGTGCTGCACTCATGATTTACCAAACCACCTGCGTCGTATTGAGTCAATAAACCCAAATTTACCCTGCTCGCCAGCACCTTGGGTTAAGGCCGTAACCATATCTTGCAACGACGGCTTGACAGGCCGAGCTTGCGAAATCTCTCTTTCCTGTCGAGGCGAGGGCTGATACTGCCCCTGTGCCGTCAATTGGCGGAAATAGTCGTAAATAACACCACTATCAAGCCCAGCATCGTCGGCAGCTAACGCAATTGCATCTATGCTATCTTCGGGAGTGATGATTTTCGCTAGACGTTCGGCAAACTGCTGGCTTCTCTCTAGCGCCCTAGGTTGATCTTTGCGCCACTCATTGATGGCTATTTCGGCTGGCTTGGTGAAGAAACCAACAGGGCTAAACGGACTCAGAACAAGCTTTTTCCATATGGAGGCTTCTTTTTTAGCCTCTGGTTGTAGGCGTCCGATTTCCTTCATAACGCCTTCTGAGACAGGATAAGCCATCGCCGACGACAGGTGTTCGCCAAATCCTTTTGCTTGCAGCTCAGACGCATACTCGTCTAGCATGTCTAGATCGGCAAACGATTTACGATATGATGCCATATCTCGACGGAATTGCTCGCTAGGAACTCCAAGAAGACCCAAACCCCCACGGTTGTAGAACTGGCCAAGGATCTTTGTCACCTCCAGCGCCTTTTTCGCTGCTGCGTTGGCCGCATCATCCAGCGATGCCCCCGCACGCACAGCCTGGACAGCATCAGAAAACAGCCTGTCCTGTGCTACCTGCGGCAACTTAGCCCACGCTTCTCCAAAACCACTAGCCTGAATCTTTTTCTGCACACTGTCGTCGAACTTACTGCGCAGCACGTCCGTGCGGTTTTGCTGCGTGGTGGCGATAGCTCTGTCGTCACTTAGCTTGGTCCGCTCCGCTTCCAGGCTTTCACGCGCGGCTGCCTCTAGGTCGCTGTCTCTGATGAAGCGCCCAGGCTGCTGTCTTTCGAGCTCATTCATCCGTTGGCGAATCGTCTCGGTATTGACGATTATGGGTTCTTTCGTCAGTGAGTCTTGATATTTCGGGTCAACCAACGAGACAGGGTACTTTTCTGCCGGTGGTGCGAAGTCTTGCGGCGTATCGCCTTTTGGCGCTTGTACCGACGTGAGAGGTTGCCCCTGTGGCACGTTGACGCCACCGGCTGGCGGCTCTGTGTTTCCTCGTCTCGCCTGCTGCTGTGCTAGGTTGACCATAAAGGGCTCAAGCTTCTGAATCTCGTCCAGCTCAAACGCGCCCGTATTGAGGAGCTGCGAATACATCTGGCTGAGAGTTAGCGGTTCCTCGCCTTCGGTCAAACCACGGAAAGCAGCGGCCTTGCGCTGTTTGCCCACCTCAGAGCTGAACGTTTCACCCAGACCCCTGCCGAAGTTCTGTGCTACCTGTCCAAACGGTGTATCTCTTTCGATGATGTGTAGTGCCATCGGATCTCCTACTTATTCAAAAAGGGCAGCTTGTTACCCAAGTATGATGCACCAATCTGTCCTAAACCCTGGCCAACGCCACCTGCGATTGATGTAGCGAACTGCTCGCCTAGCCCAGGTGTGCGAGGGCGGAATACCATCTCATCCACTGGTGACAATCCTTGCTGCGCAAGCCCCGCTAGCCCTTGCGCTCCTTGCATCCTCAAACCGGCCCGTAATGAGCCTAGACGCTCGGCCAGGTCCGTACCAGCCCGTGTGCTAGCCTGCTGAAATCCAGAGGAGGACAGAGCGCCAGAACCCATGCCAGCGAACTGCTCCGCGATGCCTGGCAGGATGTCCTCCTGAAACTCTCTTCGAAGAGGAGCCTCGAACGCTCCGGCTTCATCGCCGCTTAGCAGGCGGCGGTAGTAGTCCGCTGATTCACCGAACGCGCCGCCAGCACCTTGACCCTGCAATGCCTGTTGTAGCTGCTTGAAAAGCTGTTCCTGATTGCCGCGCAATGGGCTGTAACGCTGCACCTCCTCTTTCTTTCCAGGGCTCAAAGCCTGCAAGAGGAACGGGGCTGCGATCGATGCTATTGTCAATGGGTCCATGCTATGCCTCGTTTATCCATTCGACGACCACCCACGCACACGTATAGGCCGACATGTCTGCAGCGGTGCCCATGGTAAGGATGATGTTGGTCGCATCCATTGTTAGTCCAATGCTATTGGTGCCTGCCTGATCCACGTAGGGGAGCGGTATGCCACTCGTCAGCGTGCTCGCTCCTGGGTCGCTTGCAGCTCCATATAGTCTAGTTATACAAAAATTTGCACTTGTTGTAATGCCATGCGCTACGTTTTGCGGGTTTGTGGCCGTGAAGTCGTTTAAAGGTCCAACGTTAATGACCTTACGAAACACCGTCCTCGGCTCGGCAGGAGTCGAAGACGACGCTAACGCCGTGCTTGATGGCTGCCACTTCTGCCCATTGGCATAGATATCTTCGAAGTAGATGCCCACATCGCGATCGTTTACGCCGTTGGTGATCTCCCGAAGTTGCTCTGTCAGAAACTCCTGAGCGTCCGTCCACTCGTCCGGTATCTCATCGTATACCGTCAGAAACGTGTCGGCCTGTCCTTCAGGTGCAGTCATTAAACGTCGTACCTACGAATGTGAATGGTCCATACTACATTGGTCCCCGTGCTCAACGAATGATTCAGTTGGATCGTCTTGCTAGAAATTTGCCATGCAAAGGCACCACTCGATTGATTACGATCACCGAAAAATGTCCCCGACTGACCCTTGAAAGCACCACTGCCCGAGGGATCCCACAAAATGCTGCCACGGGCATAGTTACCACTATCACCGTAAGCATAGCATTCTAGGATACATTGGTTTAGTGACGTACAATCTAGAATATCCGTCGTTGCAGCGGTTGCTATTTCACCGTGTAAAGCTGTTAACCCTGCCGCTTTAGACGTTGTCGGGCTGCCTGCCGTATCTTCCGACCTGCTGAGCTGCACAACGCCTAGCGTTCCTAGGTCCAGGGCGAACATAACAGGTTCACTTGCCGCGGCTGACGGCGCTGCGCTCTCTGCTGGCGTGGTGATCGTCTTGTGCTTACCAATGTCCGCTGCTACCGTCGGCGTGTTAAAACCGTAGTGGTCAACGTTAAAGGTCGTCTGTAGACTGCCGAAGTTGGCAAGCATCTGCTGCTGGCTTGTCAGAAGCTTGTCCGTGGCCTGGGGTATCGTGGAATTGTAAGCCATAAGGCACCTCTATATTGTTAATCTTCCGGCTTTGCGTTGCCAGACAACCATTGCGCTAATCACCACGTTGCTGCTGCTGTCGGTGCTGTTCATCTGCGCATTGCTTAGCGTGTAGTCCAGCTGAACAAAGTTGCCTCGGGTAGGGCAAAAGCTCCTGATCCAGTATTGCGTCGATGCCTGTACATCTAGAGCTGAACCCGTCGTTGGCACGTTGACGTTGAAGAACGTGTCCGCGCCTGTGTTGACGGCGGTCGGTACATAGTCTACCAACACCCTTAACGTTACGTCTCCTGTCGAGGTGTCCTCGAACAGCGTGTCGACATGGCCCACCTGAATCTTCTGGCCTTCTTTGCGTTTGTCGAACTTGCGTGTAGTAATATGAAAGTTGTCTTTAACCCTGACCTGCCCACACCCTACATACGATGCCGCCGCCGTCACAAAAGGAGTCATCCAATTGTCGTCGGCGCTGTTGTAGGTGTACAACTCTACCACGTCGGCCGTGGTCGGGTCCACGCGGAACACTTGGTCATTGAGTGCTGTTGCGTATCCCGTGCCCGCTGGTATGTCGGAAACGACTATGATGTCGTCGGCGGCTAAATTGTGGTTGGGTATGGTCAGGGTCGTTGTCGAGGAGCCATCAGCCGTAACAGCGGTGATAAACAGGCTTTCGTCATCGTCGCCCTTCTGGTCTAGATCATGGACGTACCCTTGTTGATTGCCACCGATGATAACAGGCTGATTTGCTTGGAGATCAATCCACGTGCTGTTGTAGCTCTCCCAGGTATCTTCTGCGACATCATTCCATGTGACATCTGAGGTCTTCCAACGGTAGCCTAAGCATGTGATCGAGTCGTTAAAGATGCCCCAACAATCTTCCTCGTAGTTGTATAGCAGCCGTTTGTTAGGATAGGTGCCCTGGCCAGTTGTGTCCGCGTCGCTAGAAGGATACACCCAGTAGGCGAGCCTAGGGACAATATCCCTAAAACCATGCACTCTCTTAGGGCCGTTGTTCTCGTTCTCTATCTCTATCGCAAAGTCTGGAATCTTGATGTCGATAGGATCGCATTTGAAGCTATCGCAGTTGACGATGCGTTTATCACCAATGCCTATAACCGAGGTGTCGAAAGGAACAAGACTAAACGTGCTCTCCGAGCCTAGCTCGGTGTTGACCTTCTCTATCTCAAAAGGCTGGAACTTGCGCCCAGTGTAGCGCAGCAGCCATGTAGACCTTTCACAAAAGACAACCAGGTTGTCTCTAACAAACCCTGCCGCCACGATGTGCTGGGCCGTGGGGATGTCTAGGTATCCACCCTTGCCTATCTCGTCGGAGCGGAACGAGTCGGACGCTATAGGCGTACCGATTTGCGACCACCTGATCCTCTGCGGCTGGTTGGTGCTGGCCGAGATGCCCCCCGCCGTCGTGCCCTCGTAGGTGTTGAACGCCAAAAGACGGCCGCGGAAGGGCAGCAGCACACGAGCCTGGTATAGCGTATCGTTAGACGTGATAAGAGGGGCAAAGTCCGTCCAGGCCGTACCATTGTAGTAGCGGATGGGGTCCGACGCTGATGCCGGATTAGAAAAGTTGGTGACCCAGAAGAGTTTGTTGCCACTAGCGTCTGTCCAGTAGTTGGTGGACCAAAAGAAATCAGAGTCGCTGCCCTTCCACTGGGTACCTGCTACAAGCTCTCTAAAGCTTCCGCTAGCCAGCTCGTAAGCATACTTGGTGTCGAATGCTATGAGGTCCTCAGCATTCACAAGGTTCAGCTCACGCTGGCGTAGTCCCATAACAGGAAGACCAGGATAGTAGCAAAAGCTTACCGTGGCCGCATCCGTCGCCGTATGGGCATGGGTAAGGTATACCGCTCCCGTCACATAATCGATGGTGCCCGAAGCAGCAGTGACGGGGCCAGCCCCATCACCCGTAAGCACGCCAGCTCCAT